AGCTCTTTACATTGGGTTTGAGAAAAAACAAACAATGCTTACTGCAACTATACCGGTATCTGGAACACCAGCTTCTGGAACTCCTGACTCAGTTGGCCCAACAGAAAAAAACGCAATTGTTTTGGACCAAACTCAAAACGGAATCAACGGATTCTTTAAGGAAGCAAAGGATCAGGGGCAGTCTAGAGACTCTATTCAAGATGCAATATTTGGAAACGCTCAACAAAATGTTTCATTTAAAATGGATTTTAACGAAAGCTCTACCGGAGAATCTTTTCGAAACACGTATGGTGGAAACGCGGGGCAGGAGGGGGAAGTTAAGTTCTTTTATGAAGGTGTTATTAAACTATATTGGCACTCCTACGCAAAAGGGGCTGACCAAAACAACTATGAGACTGCACGAACAACAGAAATAAACAAAGCAAGTCCACTATTTGGAGTTGTAGAAAAAATTGATTATTCCAAACCTTTTCCTTCTGAAATTGCATACTTAAATGGTTGGGGAACAAAACAAAATCCATTGGTATTGCAGTCATCTGGAGAAATACGCCATGCTGATTTGAAATTTATCAGGGACAAATGGGTTACCGAAAATACTGGATGGACATTTGTACGCCCAAAACACCAAGGACAGGTAATTGTTCCATATAGGGACGAGTTGTTTACAGTAGAACTTATTATGCGTATTCAAGCAACACGCTACGGCGCAGGGTACAAATCAAATCAAGTTGTTCGAGGAAAGTGGGAAGGAGTTCGTGCTGACGATGACGTGCTTTTTAAAAACCTTTCTATATCTAACGAGGGCTTTCCGGAGAATCTTTAATGTTGTACACACTTTCTAGATACACCTACGGAGAAAACTCAGCAGTTGATGGGAAGTTAACTGCTGTAAGAAAACCAAGTTATTCAGTTGGTGTACAAACATACATGATTGGTCCTGGGGATACGTTTGAGAATATTGCTGCCCGCCTGTACGGCGATAGTTCACAGTATTGGCGTATTGCTGACATCAACCCACAGGTAAAATTTCCATTGGATCTTGAGGCCGGTACGGTCATTCGCATTCCGCAATGATTTTTAGAAACGCGTATAACGACGCTCCCCTTCTTAATGTATTCATTGATAGGGCAACAGTTCCAGATACGCGCATTGTTTCTGTTGAATTGAATATGGCAGAAAACAAACATGACATGGCAGTCATTACCTATTCGGGGTTTCCTGGCATTGCGGTAACCGAATACATTGGGCTTCCTGTATCCGTTAGTTTAGGAAACAATGAAAGCAACATGGTCACATTTACTGGTTATGTTGCGTATGTAGATATTGAAGCCAATGCAAGAATGGGCATTGTAAATGAATCACTAATCCAAGCAGCACGTGTTGTGTGCTTTGGTTCAAGCTACGACATGAAACAAATAAAAAGCACTGTGTACGTTGATACAACGTTGCCAAAGCTCGTAGCAACCATGGCAAACCGTTATCGATTGTCCTACTCAGTGCCTAATAACAATTACACATTTAAAGTAATTGAACAAACAAACAAAAGTGATTGGGAAGTGTTGTTTGAAACTGCGCGATCCATCGGTTATTACGTAATGGTTTCTGGAACTCATATACATGTATATGACCCATTTTCCCCATACTTTCGTTCTACCCCACCAACCCAATTAATTAGCATTGGGGAAACAACGCAAAGACAACCAGGGTCAATTTATGAATTTAAAGGAACTTTTGGTGATGTGACTCCGGATGGTAACCACGCAAATTGGTCTTTAAAATCGTTTGACGTTCTTAAAAAAGATATAACAGTGACATCTGAAGATAGCCGTAAAAGCGGTCTTGGAAAAACACTTACACCTCGTTTTACCCATGAACTTGCGATGAATGCTGTATCGCAAGATGCCCTAAAACAATTTATAAATAAATACACGAGGCAAGGTTTTCCTATGAATGCCGAAGTATCTGTAATTGGTATTTCCACCGCATTGCCGGGAAGATTGGCTTTGGTAAACAAATATGATTCAAAGTTTGATGGATATTGGCTCATTTCAGAAGTAAATCACTTAGTAAATAATGCCCATTTTGTAACTACATTAAAGCTTAAGACAGATGCCACTAATGACCAAGGTTTACAGCCATCCCCCGGTTCTGTGTACCGAGATCCGCCTACTTCGGTTTTGAGCAATAATAGATGGGTAAGTTCACGAGAGTTTTCCTATGTCTACTAACAGTAACAAATCACCAGTTGGTGTATATCGAGCAATCGTTTCATCAGCCAATTCAACAACAGGGGAAATCAAAGTAAGAATACCGGCACGATTTGGACCAGAAACAGCCATTGTTGTTTCTAAGATTGGGCGTAAAACAGTGGATGGTGTTTGGCCAGTTCCACAAGTTGGAGAACAAGTAGTGGTAACCGCCGACGGTTCTGACTTTTCAAATGTATTCATCCTCAACGTAAATCCGAGTTAATTATGTCCGTTTTAAAAGCACCTTTACAAATCTCTGGTGGTGGTGGTCTTGCCGTGCTTACAAAAACAGAAAACATTATTTCTCAAAAAATAACAGACTATTTGACTACAAACGTTTTGGAGCGAGTAATGAACCCAAGTTATGGAGGCAACACTTCAAAACTTTTGTTTGATAACTATGATTCTCTTGTATTTAGTGAATACAGAAACGAAGCACTTAATGGTCTTAAACAAAATGTTTCTGGGGCACAAATTCTTGATTTGAAATTAGTTGAAATAAAAAATGACACATTATCTCAATACGCAGAAAACACTGTAATGGTAGAAGTAACTTTCAGTTTGCCAGCGTTTGGTGTTCGTACGGCTGTTGTTGAAATAGTAAACCCCGACGAGTTAGGTGAAGGATCAATCCTATGACTTTAAGTTTTGACTACACAAACCGCGACTTTGCGTCAATTAAAGACGCACTGCTAGAACGTGCGACGTTAATTTTTCCAGAATGGACAAGTCGGGATCAATCTGATTTTGGCATGCTGCTTGTCGACCTGTGGGCTTACATGGGAGATGTTCTGCACTATTACGTTGATAGGGCTTCAAGGGAAGCATTCCTAGAAACAGCAACGCAACGCGATTCTCTGCTGTCTATTGCAAAACTTCTTGACTACATTCCAATTGGGCGTACCGCTGCGGTGTCGTCTATCAAATTAGATGCAACGTTGTCAGAGGCAACTGATGCTTCCCCAATCCTTATTCCGGCAGGTACCCATTTCTTGGCAACCCCACTGGTTGAGGGTGCTGAAAAAGTGGTGTTCACCCTTGACCGCGATATTGCTTTCAATGTTTCTGGAACATCTGTAACTGGATACGACACGTATCAAAAATCGGCTTTGGTTACAGTTCCTGTTGTAGAGGGAGAAATCTTTTCGGAATCATTTACAAGTAACGGATTAGCTAGTCAAAAGTTTACGCTTGATAAAACAGGCATTGTTCACAGTTCTATTCGTGTTGACGTGTTTGAAGGAGTTGGAGGAACCCCAATCCGTTACGGAAACGTTGAACGGTTGGTTGAATACGCAAGCACAGCACTTGTGTACTCTGTTGATCTAAACGCAGATGATTCATCTACTTTGAATTTTGGTAACGGTGTCCATGGAAAAGTGCCAACTAACAACGCATTGATTAGCATTGTCTACCGGCGCAGCCGCGGTTCGGCTGGAAACGTTGCTCCAAATGCGATTAAAGAATTTGAATCACTTACCAACAATCTTGGTCCGTCGTACGACGGTATTGTCGTTACGCCAAACACTTCTCGAGCATTTGGTGGATCTGATTCAGAAAGTGCCGCATCGCTTAAAAACAACATTCCGGCTGCTTTCCGTTCTCAAGACAGGGCGGTGTCTTTGCAGGATTACATTGACTTAACGTTAAGAGTTCCTGGAATTGTAAAAACTACTGCCAAAGTAAACGTTGGTGAAACGGCTAAACGCGGGACGGTAACAAATAAAGTTCTGTCCGCAAGTGTTGCGACTTTGACAACTGGTTCCGCACATGGCCTTTCGGTTGGTGACACCATCGCAATCTTTGGTGTTGGTGAACCATTTGATGGAACTTTTGTAGTTAAAGCCGGATCTTCTGGATCATCACTTCTTTATGATGTTGCATCGGCAAGTGTTGCATCGGCAAGTGTTGCAGCTGGAACATATATGAATGCCCAAGTTGAAATCCTTGCACTTACGCCACAAGATACCTACGATGGAACTCTTGCTGAGGGAGCAACCACAAGCCCTCTGCTATTGAGCAGTTCATACCGTGATTTAATTTATGAACACCTACGTCCAAGGGAAATGATTGGCGTTAACTCCGTAGTTCTTCCATCTGTAAGTCTACAAAACGTAAAAGTTGAATGTGACCTTGCCGTGCTACCGGCATACATTCAAGACAAGGTAATTGACGATGTTCGACTGGCAATAAAAGATCTATTTACTTTTGATGCCGTTACGTTTAGTCAAAAAATTACCCTTGGTGAACTCTACCGAATAATTATGAATGTTTCTGGAGTTGACTATGTAAACATTACAAAGTTCACCACAGCATCTTCTGGTATTGACGTAATTAGTTCTTCTTTAAGTGTCTACGGAGTCCAAGCTGAAGACACCAAACTGCTTCTGCTTACCAACGTAACGGTAAACGGTAGCGGAGGGATTACTGAGGCGTAATGGCTGTTGTATCTTTTCGAGTCAGGAGAGCTGACCTTGCAGCAAGTCCGGATGCAAACCCATTCGGTTCTTACTTAAGAGCAGATAATACAACAGCGCCATCCGGATTTACTCGCGTTGACTCGGACTCGGCTCTTAGGGCCGATGGCTTTCTTATTCCTGTTGCGCAACTTGATCTTGAAGCTTTTATTATCGCTCAATCAGTTGACCATAATCGTGTTCGTTTGTCCTGGTCACCTTTAAACATTGTTAACCCAGAAACAAATGAATCTGGCGATACAAGCATTCAAGGAATTGTTTTGGTGTACTCCCCTACTGGAGCTCCTGAAACAGTTGCTGATGGGAAAATAATTAAAACTCAAAAACATTTTGATAATACATATGCAGTTGATCACGTGGATGTTGAGTCTGGTAAATGGGCTTACTATTCTCTTTTTCTGCATTGGAATCAAAACGGGACAGGCCCTAGTGGTGTTAATTGGTACGAGCGAGTTGTTGTAATACAAGAACTAGTTCCGTTTGACTATGGATCAATTAACTCTTTGTGGAATCGAATTCCTTATTACCAACAACAATCTGATACTTATGGTAGAGAAAATGATCCGGAAAACCTAGACCATGGTTTGTTGTATCGCTTTTTGTACATCTTTGGTTTTGAAATGGACAAAGAACGAACGCTTATTGACTCTGTTATTAATCAATACGACCCTGACAAATGTGAATCAAATTCAATTGACTACCTTGCAAAACAAATGGGTTTGGAATCTGGGGTTGATGAACTTGGTGTTTCTAAAATCAGACAAGTACTTAAAGACATTGGTTATTACCGACAAAGAAAAGGTACGTTGCAGGCAGCGATTGCGTATTTGACAGCACTTAGCGGATGTGCAATTGATGTTGTTGAATCAAACTCATCACCTCGTTTTAAGTTTCGCGTATACGCAGAAAAGTCAAACTTAATACCTGATTCATTATTTGTCATCACATCCGCAACTAAAAAATGGCAATTTGCTTCTCAGAACGCATCGGTTTCGTATACCACTGTTAGTGGTGGCCTTCTTGTAACAAACACAGGGTCATCGTCTGCTCAATTCTCTGTGCAGTCATTACTAGGTGTTCCGGTTGACGAAACAGTTAACTATTGGATGTCGTTGAGTATGACAGCAAGTGCTGGTCAGTTCTGGGGATCTCAATGGGTTAGTTCATCAGCAACATTTTCTAATTGGTCAACAACAAAACTTAATGATCGGATTATGCCAACAGCGTTGTCCCCAGAGGGCCGTACTGTCATGTTGATGCCAGAAACCACTTCTGCATCATCAGCATACCCAGTTGGTATTTTTGGAATCAGTGCTGGGGCAACCATGTTTGTTGCTAAATGGATGGTTGAACCAAGGGCTTACGGAATTTACTTTAACGGTGCATCTGACTTCGGTGGTTTCATTTATCAAAACACGTTCTCTGATCACCAGTGGGCTGGAAGCAGTTACGCATCGTATTCCACATACACAACGAATCGTAAAAAAACCATTGATGCAATCGAACGCGTGTTGCCAAAACTTCTTCCTGTTACTATGCTGATCGACACATCAATCGATTACGACATTGTCTATGACTGGATCCCCGGCAAGACATAAAGGAACAACATGGAATACATACTTGGAGCACTAGCAGTTTACAAACTCTTGCAAGTGGCGGATTTACTTCTGCCCAAAGAGCCCATGACCTGGGTCAAGGTAGTCGCTGGAATAGTTGCATCATATGCAATTTCGTTTTTGGTTGACATTGAGAACATGGTTCTTGGCGGCCTTGTAATTGCCACACTTGCTGGTGCATGCCACGCGGTACTTCGCTGTCTAACCTTGATGGGCGACATGGCTTTTCGTAAATCACTCAAATAGGAGAACAACATGGAACAAGAACGCGTTTGCTTGATTGCCGGTAGAGGCACGTCGGGAGAAACTGTAATCCAGGCTGGGTTAAACGACCTGAGAGATAATTCCCACATTGTTTATCTCTGGGATGGTAAACCCTCAGATGGTCAGGCACATGTTTTAGATTGGCTGGTCACCTTTAAAGAAGACCAATTCACGGTTATCCACGACGGAACCACCAAGGTCCATCCAACAGTTGAAAAGGCGGCTGGTGAGGTACTCAAAGTTGATTATCTGATGGTTGATTTTTTTGACTTGTACCCAAAGTACACAACTTTGGTTCTGTGGGATGACGTTGACGGTGTCCCAACT